TGGACAGCCTACATAGGGATTGACCGAATACCCGCCGACCGGCAGCGAAGATTTGGTCATGACACTCTGTACATCTATAATCCGCAAAACGAAATGTTAGCGTTTTGTAAAACGAAATGTTCAATTCGCAAAACGAAGCGTATATTTTCAATAATCCCCTTCTAACATCATTATAATTTGATTATAACTATGTTAGGAGGGGATTATTATATTAACGAGGAGGAATAAAACTACAGGTTCTTATACTCCGCAGCAGCATCGAAGCAGGGACACATCTTTTTCCACTTGTTTTTATCCGGTCCCCAGATGTCGCGGTGGCCAAGAATCTGAGCGGAAGGAAATATTTTGTGTAATTTACTCAGGCAATCAACAAGTACCTCCTTCTGCTCTACTGTTCGGTTATCGACAGGATTCCCGTGAGAATCGACGCCCCCGATATATGCAACATTAACAGCGGTGCTGTTATAACCCTGCACTCCGTTGCTCACCTGCTCGATAGGTAGGAGTTGATGAAAACCTCCGTCAGGGGAGATTACATAATGATAACCGGGAGATTTCCAGCCTTTTCTGCGGAACTCTGCCTTCAGATCATCTATAGACTGACTCTGCGAGCCTGCCGTACAGTGCACAAAAATTCTTTCAATTTTTCTCATAATTATGTATTAAATAATTTGTCTTAACATTCAATGTCTTGTTTTATCAGTGTGAAGTCATTACCTTTAACGATTTTCTTCATATAGCTATAAAAATTAAATTGTTAGTCGTACTTTTTCGGGATAACCTGCCGTAATATCATAGGCTATCAATGCGTCTATCGTCTGTAGCTCCACTACCTTGTCAAGATGTGTCTGCGTAACATTGTAGCAATCCTTTGCATATACTTCTATCTTGCTGATGAGGTCTTGAGCTGTGTCAATAGGTAGGGTATAACACTCGCCGTCGAGCCACAGGGTCGTTTCCGTTCTCCCCATTCGCATCAGTCGCTCGTTGCCCTGATACACTCTGTCTCTTGTCTCGAAGTCGAGCCAGTGAGCCTCGTCGTTGAGATAAAACGTATTCACCTCTGCGCTCTTATCGTACTCCGTTATCTGCTCGATGCACTTGTTTCTCAGAGCCTCTGTCAGCTGTTCTTCAGTAGGCTCTGCATCGGTATTCATATCGAGTAACACGCAGTCATACAGATACTCACCGTCTTCTGTCTTGCGTTCGTTCACAGCAAGACGCACCTCATTATTTTTCCATGTCGCAACCTTCGTTTCCAAAGGCGTAGCATACAATTCCTTATATGTTATCATATTCGTTTAGTAATTATTGTTGCTCATTATTCCTGTGTCAAGATTACCGAAAGTGATGTCTGTCTGTATTGAATAGATTCTTTCGAGCAATTCGAGTGTCGTGAACTTTGCGTTAAAGGAAGCTATCTGTACATAGAAGGATGGCCTTGTCACGCTCTGTCCCTTCTTGATGGCAGGCACCAGCTTTGTGTTGTCGTAGGCTTTAGCATCCGCAGTAAGGAACACGCCATCCGCAAGATTTGTCAGCGCACCATTCTTCACCATTGTGCGGCTCGTAAACGTCCTTCCGTCGGCTGCACTCGCAAGGCCGTAGGTACCCAATCCGTTGGCCGAGTCGGCTACTATCTTTCCGTTCACTCTTGGTGCTGAGTAACGATACAGGGTTGTCGTTTTTCCCGTCGCACCCTTAACGAAAAGAATGTAGTTGTTGTCCTTCGTTGCCGTGTACCACGTCTTGGTGGTGTCAGCCCACGGAAGATCTACATTCTCTCCGAGCGGAGTCGTCAGTCCTGCATCCTCTGCTTTGATATATTGCGCAGAAGTTATCTTCGCGTCGGTCTTGCTAAGCGAGGCGACACCAGCAGGGCCGAGGTCGTAGAGAAAGTTCCCATTATCGTCATAGTACGACAGCACGGCCTGTCCCGAACTGTTCAGACCGAAGCGGATGTTTGCAGTTCCTGCCTTGCCGTAGATATTGATAAGGCCATCGGCTATCCTTACCATCTGTCCGTTGTGTCCTTGCGATGTAAGCATCTGCGCCAGTATCAGAGCCGCATTGATGGCACCGTCTGTAAAGAGCGCGGCTGTCGTAGTCTGACCGGTAGAGAGCGTGTTCTCCACCTTGATTTTCTCGCCATACAGAGTTACTCCGCTCGACGTAATCTCAAGTCCTGCCGCCTTTGCTGTGGCTCTGTCGATGAGGTCGGTCTTCCGTTCTGTATAATCAGTAAGTTGTGCACCTTCCTCCAGTTTCGGCTTTGTCACCCAAGCCTCAGTATCGCCTGGAACACGTATCAGCACCTTGTCTGGTATTACCTCTGCTCCCTCACCAGTATAGTCCTCTATTCGCCAATGCACCCAGTACCGCTTATAGGTCGAGGTGAGTGCGAGCTGTGCGCATCCGTCAACCCTGCCGTCCGTATATTCGTTTCCTTCACAGGTTTCTGTATATACATTTGCATGAACGCTGTCTCCATAGAGATAAACGCTGATGTTCCCACTGCCCCTCGCAACGAAGGAGAACACATAGTCCTGCTTCTTTACTATTCTCGCCTGACCAGAAAGGGTAGCTGTTGTTGGAAATTTATATTGCAAGGCTTCTGTGAACAGAGACTCTGCCGAGTTGTTTTTGTTGTACAATATACCGTAGCAGCCTTCGTATTTTTCAAACATAATCAGTCCACTGGCAAGCTGGAGATTGCTTTTGTCAGACGATCTGGTCAGTGACATCGTGTCCTCCAAAAGGTTTCCTCCCACATAGTCGTAGTCCGTTTCCGCAGGAGTCCAGCCTGTGTACTCGCTTCCTTCTTCCAGCATTGGCATACATATCCATCCGTTACCAGAGGCAGTATAACCAAAGGTTCCGTCCACGACTATGCCGTTGAAGACAAAGATATTCACCTCGATAAGCTCTGCGTCGTCCGTATTGAAGGTGTAATTCACCTGCCTCCACTGGTTCACCTCGTTCTCCTCTGTCCGCCACCACATGTTACCTGAGGTGGCAGTAATTCTGTCCCCTCCATTGCCATTCAGCGCAGCCATCTTGAACACCTCCGAACGAATCTGTAAGCCCTTCGTGTCGCACTTTATCCATGCGGAAAATGTATAATCGGTGTTCTTCTTCACAGCGATGCCGTTGACGCCCCGTTCCCAGAAAAGTCCTTTGCACTGAGGCGTTCCGTTACCCGTCACCGAGAAGCGGATGGCATTATGGCCGTTCACGCCCTGTGTTATCGTAGGCTGGAAGAGGCCGTCCGAATAATCTATATCACCCTTCCTTGTCAATGACGTTTCTCGCAGTAGGTTATGCCGTCCTTGCTGGCTCTGAGTCACACTGAGAGTAATCTCCTTTGCTGTCTGCTTGATAGTAGATGTGTAGGCTTTGAGAACGGTAGGATTGCTTCCTTTGAGGTCGTTCTCCAATGCCTCAAACTTCGACTGATACTGCTTTGCCGTAGCCTTCACACTACCCATATACTTCGATACGTTCACCGAGAATGGAACTTGCACAAAATAGACAACACCAGCGTAAATAAATTGTGCGACCGCATAGCCTGATGTTGCAGAAACCTGTCCTTGATTTATACCACCAATAACCACGTCATTCTTTACAATATTACTGCCTGATACAGATACTTCGATATATCCATCCTTCTGTGTTGCACTACATTTGCAATTTACGCACAAATCATCCCTTGAACTAATGTTGCTGCATTTATTCGAGATATTCAGGTTACCCTTCATTACCTTTACCTTCGCAGCCTTTGATATGCTAACAGGTACAATTCCATTGTCATCTGTGTCAAAAACGAGCGGAGCATCTTCTACAAGAATAGAGATAGCATCCTCTCCGTCTGTTCCTTTTGCTCCATCTTCTCCTTTATCTCCTTTAATGCCCTGTTCTCCTTTTTCTCCCGACAGCACCTTCTGCCAGTCCGAAGTTCCGTCTTTCGGCTCCGAGTTGCAGCCGTTGGGGTTGACGCAAGTCCACAGTGCGTTGTTGTGGTTCACCTGGTCGTAATGGCCGTAGCTCACGCCCTTCTGCCACTCGCCTCTGTAATTAACAATGTGTATCGTGTCACCAGCACTCGATACCCATTCGATGGCTGAACTTACGATCTTTGAGCCGCCAGGCGAGAGCACGAATACCTCCTTGCCCTCATGCGTATATGAGCTAACGCCTCGCAGACCCACTATGCGAGGTGTACCATTGCCAGTACTCTCAAGCATCAATACTCCTTGACGTGTTGCATCCTCACTGGCACCATCGAGTACGATAGTGTCGCCAGCTGCAGGCGTATCGCTGCCCGCCATGCAGTCAGTAGCCGACAATGTCACCCAGTCAAACAGTCTACCACCATACAGCGCCGTACCGTCCGCAGTCTTGATGGTCACAGGCTGAGTACTCACCTCTGTCACCAGTCGCCAGTAGCTCTTATTGCTCACACCCTCGTGTTTCCCTTCGAGGATATTGAAGCTTTGACAGCGTGCCTGGTCTTTCACGCGCCATAGGTTTTGCGTCGCCGTACTGCCATCATCGGCAAGGAGATAACACTTCCAGCCTGTCACAACACCCGATACGGAGTATTGCTCTTCCACGTGCACAATTTTCGAGCCTGCGCCCGAAAGATATATATTTCCTCCTGTATAGGATAACTTACGAATCTCGAGCTCGTGGAATATCGCCTTGCTCCACACCTCCAGCTCGCTCAGCGACAGACGATAGCCGCCGTTCTTCGTGCGCAACAGCCCGAAACCCTGCTGCGTATCCTCATCGTAGTTAGCTGAACGTACATAGTCGGTCTCGATGCCGCCCTGTGCCTTCAGCTTCTTCAGCATTGTCACCACGTCGGCAAAGAGAGCTGCTGCCTTGAAGTTCACGTCTTGCTCGAAACCTACCTTTCCCTTAAAGGTCTCGTCCTGATCCTTGCGTGCGAAGTGATTGAGCGCCTCTGCCGAGAGGTCCACCTCTCCAGCCTTCGTGGCATAACCTGCAGTACCGGCATGTCCTGCCTGTTCTGCATACCGTGCGCTGCCTGCCTCCTTGGCCTTGTCTGCCTCAGACGCGCGCCCCGCCTTGCTGGCATATTCGGCTTCTGTCGCAATACCTTGCAGGCGGGTTACCCTGGTTGTACTGCCGCCCGATGCGCCCGTGTTCTTGGGCTTGGTGTATATCTTCGTTTTAATCATATTCTAACACGATTTGAATGTTGTTCTAAACTTTTTCTAAAGCAATAAGCCTCTTTTTACTTTTTTACCTTTTTACCTTTCAATCGGTCTCTTTCATCGTCACCTGTGCGGTGCCTTCTGTCAGATTACGGCTGATACCCTGTACAGCGAAGGTCTTGCCGATGGCAGGATGCCGGTAGAGGTTGAACAGCGACACCGTGCCGCCTTCATCCATGAAGTTCTGTTCCATCAGCACCTTCGGCTCGTGCCATTCCTCCCAGTAGTCGTTCACGTAGTGCTGTTCTGGCTTCGCCTGTTCCTGTGTCCGCCTGTTGTATATCGAGAGCAGCGGTGTCGAAGTAGCTGTACATAACGGAGAAGAGAGGAATACACTGTTGCCCACACCCAGCTTCTTGCAGTCCGCGGCTGTCAGCGCGGTCGTGATTTTGAACTCCAGGTCATCCTTCTTGTTGACGAAGGCCTCCTGCGTGTCGCTCATATACACGATGTCGCTGTCGCCAGCTGGCACCTCAGCCTTTCCGTTGTCGCTCACCACCTTCACCTCGAATTTCTCCACCATGATTGACGAGGTGTGTGCCAGGAGTGGCACGCTGCGGGTCGACCATTTCGTATGCCGCCAGAACGAGGGGTGCCTCCTCACGATTTCCTCCCATGTAATGTTCACAGGTCCAAGGATGATGAATTTCACCTGTCCGCTCACCTTGTCCTCATACCTCACAGGGATGGCAGTGCCTTCTGCGTCTATGCCGTCGTAATACCACACGTTGTTCTGCACATCGAACACCGTACCCACCATCTTGTCGCCTATCTTCGGGTCTACACCGATGGTGAAGCTCTGTGCGTAGTATTCGTCATCACTGCCGCACTCGGCCTTGGTCTTGTACTTCTGCCACACGTAGTCCTGCTTCTCGCCGTTGCCGGTACCGGCCGTGTCCGTGCCGAGCTTCTCGCCAGGAGCCTTCTCCACCACGCACTTGTCGCCCACGATGAGCATACACGCCAAGATGGGCACCTTCGACAACTTGTCTGTGCGGTCGCCATACGCACTGTACTGATACTCGTACTCCTGCGGACCTTCTGCCGTGTAGGGTATGAAGCCTGGGTTTTTCTCTATGTCGGGTCCCTTGTTCCAGGCACTGCCCGTTATCGCTGCAGCCTCCTCGTGCCAGTGCTTGCGGGTGTAGTATCTGCCGTCGCTGTTGTTGCGGCTCGGCACCGTCTTGTGCCAATAATAGGGGAACAGCTGTGGATGTTCCTGCTCGTACAGGAATCTGTCGTAGAGTGTCGTACAGTAGTCCGTCATCTTCATCAGCGGGTTCAGTACCATCTTGCCCGATATCACTATATAGTTGGTCACCATCGGGTCGGCTGGCGACAGCACACCGCCCGCCACGTTGCCCGTATACTCTGCGCAGGGTATGGCGTTCTTGATGTCGTCTGCCGATGGCCGGTACTCACCCTCCGTGTCCTTGCCGTTGCCGTTGGTCGTTATCACCATGTAGTCGGTCATGCTGATGCTTGCCGTGGGCGAGTTGTCCGAGCCGTCGCCTCTTTTCTGCACCTTACCCGTGCTCACTATCAGCGCCGCACACATCATCTTGCCCAGCATGTCTATCAGCTGCGTCTGGTCTGTTCCGCTTGTCAGCTCCAGCATATTCCTGCCGTCGGGCGCATAGAAGGTCCATCGGGGATGATTCTTCACCAGTGCGAACCAGTCGGTCACCTTCGCACCGTCGTAGGTCGTCTTACCCTCGTTCATCACCATCTCCTCGATGCCGTCATACGCAGCCCAGCCCTCACCGTCGGCACTATACTCCGTCAGCAGCAGCTGGCGCTTGCCGTACACACTCTCCAAGGAGTCGCTGTCTAACGGGTCGTCCACCAGTTCCTCTGTCTTCGTTACGCTCGCCGTCAGCAGCAGTTGGTTGTAGGTCTCGCCGATGCTTATCTGCGTGTCGCAGTCTGCCACGATGGCCGTCTCCACCGTCACCTTCTCTGGTCTGGTCCGTATATTTTTCAGGCTACCATCTATGTTGTGCCATATCGTAGCCTCACCAGCCCTTATCGTCTCCCAGCTGAAGATATACATCCTCCAGCCGTCCTGCACGATATGCAGGTTGAGGTAGCGCAGCACCTCGCTCAGCACATCCTCCTGTGTCCACACGTCGTCCTCCTCGTCGCCAAGAAAGAGCAGCTCGCTGATGCTCAGGTCGTCCAGGATGGAGTAGTGGCGGGCAACGGTAGCGTCGATGGCCTTCGACCCGTCGTACAGCACGGCCGTCTTTCTGCCGCCCGATATATCCAGGTTCTCCGTCACCCCCGTCAGTATCTCGCTCACGATGTCATGGAAGCTGCGCTGGCTGGCCTGCAGCTTCACGCTCTCATACGATGAGCCTGCGGTGCCCACGTTCCGATAGGTGCTGTATTGTAGCGCACCCAGTGCGTCCACACACGTCAGCTCCACCTCGTCCCACACCTCGTTGTAACCTTGCGAGAAAGCCTGAGGCTCCAGGTAGCCTGCGAATACACAGCGTCCACCCTCATAGATGTTCACCACCGCATCACGGCACGACGAGCAGAAGAAGTCAGCCACGTAGTTGCGGCACAGCAGCCTTATGCTCGCCTGGCTCATCAGCAGTACGTCGAAGCTGTCGTTCACCTGCGTGCTTGTCTCCACAGGGTCCTCGCTCCAGCTGATGTCGCTTCCCTCGCCACCTATCTCCACCTCCTTCGTGCGGTCACCGTGGGTCAGTATCTCCACCTTCACCTCCACGTCTCTCTCGTTACAGTAACTTCCGTGTATATACATATCTGCTTTTTTTACTTTTTTACCTTTCAATCAGCAAGAAGGCTCTTTTTACCTTTTTACTTTTTTACCTTTTTACCTTTCAATCAGATCTTAATGTTCGAGCGTCTGCGATTAGAGCGGGTCTCGTTAGCTGTCACCAATACGATGTCCCTGCCTCTTATCTTGCCCACCACGCTGCCAGCCTTCACGCCTCCTGCGCCTCCTGCCATCAGTCCTGCCAGGACGTCCGTGTTCACCGTGGGCTGCATCCTTCCGTTGGCGATGGCGAAGAGTTGGGCCTGCTGGGCTGCGTTCAGTATCATCTCGCCCGAGTTCACACGGGCCAGTACTCGGTCGCCGCTCTTGCTGTTGCCGCCCACGATACCACCTGTGGCAAACTGGCTGATCGTCGCCACCATGCTCACGAGCTGTGCTGTACCCGATATTCCGAAGGCTAACCATGTTATCCAGCTCTGTTTCGCTGCATCTGTCATCGCTGTGGCCAACGACAACGCTAATTGTCCGATAGCTGCCATCACCAAGCCTGCCTTGGCTGCTGCCGAGTCGCTGCCCAACTGCTGCATGGCACCACCCAGAGCCTGGCAGGCAGTGCCGGCTGCAGCGAAGCCCTGCGCCGTTGGGTTGGCTATACCCTGGATATCTGTCATCGCCTTCTCCACGCTCTCAAAGTTGCCCAGGTCTACATTGCCCAAGCCCTTGATCTTATCTAAGTCTTTCAACTTCTGCGTCAGCTTCTCCAAGCGCTTAGGGTCGGCCTGCACCTGCAGAGGGTGCTCCTTCAGATATTTCTGCATATCATCGAACGACTCCTGTATCTGTTCTGCCATGGGCTTGATGGCTTTCTTCACCTCTATGAGTGGCGGAACCTCCACGCCTATGCGTACCTTCAGAAAGTAGAGGTCACGCTGTAGCGCCTCCATCTCGTTGTTGAGCGACTTGGCGGTTGCCTCGTTGGCAGTGGCGCTGAGCTGTCTCTTTTTCTCGTCAATGGCTTTCGTGTACCAGTCGATACTTCCCTTCAGCGGGTCGTCTTTCTCGTCGGTCACGGATGGGGTATGGTTACCAGTTCCGCCACTTCCGGCTCTGCCGCCTGTGCCACCTGTGCCGGAAGTTATTTTGCCCGCATCTATCCACCCGTTGCTATTGGCAGCTGAAGCCATTTGCTTCTTTGTGTCTTCTATCTGCTTAGATAGATTATTAATGGAATTATCAATCTTGGCCACTTGTTTGTCGCCAGAAACGTTGGTGCCATTATACCGCTCTGCACCCACCTTGGTGAACCGCCACTGCCCGTCATTACCAACTTTTCCGTATCTTTCGCTTCGCCAGCTTTCAGGCACAACATCCCCTTCCTTAGCATGTCTTCCGCCTTTTTTGGCATCATTAGCTATATTCTGTACAACCTTATTCTTCTGCTCTACAAGGCCAATCTGCTTCTGATACAGTTGGGTCAACTTGGCAGCATAGGCGGCAGCCTGCGCTCTTCGGGTAAAGGCTTCCACCACAGCACCTGTATTCTTCCGAAATATGTTTTCAGCATCAGCCACTCCGTTCACCTTGATCTTCAGCTCGGCAAAGGCCGACTGATTGTTTTTTATCCATGCGGTTTTTTCATGCTCACTGCGTAGGTTCTTCCAGCCATCTTTCAGCTGTTCGTATTTCATAATCAGATTGGCATAAGTACTCTTTAGTGTGCTGTCGTAGGCACTCTGTACAGCATCGGCAGCTTTGGCTTCTTCGCTCGCCATATTTTTTGCACTATCCGCAGCCTGAGTATTACTATTTGTGAGATGCCCGATAATTTCAGTAAGAGCCACAATAGCGATACCTATACCTGTAGATATCATCAAACTACGAATTGCAAGTTTTAAGGTCTCAGCACTCACAGCTGCCCCTCGCATGGTGGCTGAACATACTTCTACAATAGGGGAAAACATCGCTATCACTGTTCTCGCCAACTTGGCTGACACTGCCAAGATATTAAACGTCTTCGATAATGACACTACAGAAGCTGCGAACATAGCCATCTGTGCGGATATACTGATATAAGGCAGCACGTTGCCGATAGACTTCTGCAGCGTGTCAGAACATTCTCCCAACTTATTATTGAGCATCTGTAAGGTTGAACTTCCCGTGTGTGCCACGGTATCAAATGCATTATCAATAGTTCCTGCGCTGTCCTTCATGCTGCTCACGTTTTCGCTGAATTTATCCGACAGGTTACCCATCAGCGGCGTGAGGGCGCGCAGACTCTCTGCGCTTCCGAAAAGTTTGCCGTACACCTCCTGCTCCAGAACTCCACTCGATTTCGAGTACTCCTGCACACTCTTTCCGAGTTGCTGAAGGAACTGCTCCATGCCGCCTGCAGCCTTGATGGCAGCCGCGTCAAACTGGATGCCCATCTGTTGCGCCATCTCTGCAGCCTCGCTCGATGGCTTGATAAGAGCGGTGAATATAGCCGCCAACTGCGTGCTCACCTCGGCAGTATCACCGCTCACGCCCGTCAGTGTGCTGAAGGTCGCCATCAGCTCATCCACGCTCACGCCAAGGGTGGCAGCCTGAGAGGTGACACGTGGCAAGGCTTGCGCCAACTGCTCAAAGCTCGTAACACCATTCTTGGCCGTGAGCTGTATCTTGTCCTGAATGGAGCCTGCAGCCTCCCAGTCTAATCCATAGTTCTTGATGATAGTGGAGGTCACCTTCACCGTTTCCTCAAGGTCTGCAATACCAGCCACAGAGGCGCGGGCCGACTTGTTAAGGAACGTTATCCAGTTATTCTCTGGCACACCGTTGGAAATAACCTGATAAAGACCATTTGCCAACTTGTCTCGGGCAACAGGAACCTCGTGGGAGAGTTCGGCCACCTGGTCTTTCAACTTGACGAAGTCCTCGCCGCTCTTTCCTGCCATGGTGTTGGCAGCCGCCATGGCACCACCGAAGCTGCGGCTTTCAGCGGTAATATCATTTAGTACAGACGAGAGTTGTTCGATAGCATTGGAGACATTGTTCCATTTCTCCACTATCTGATTGGTATTGATGAGCTGCTCTTGCAGCGCAACGGTAGCCCCCTTTGCGCTGTCAGCAACACGGCGCAGATTATCGACAGCCGTAGTAGCCGTCACAACCTTTTCCTTGCCGTCAATATTGAGCCGAATGTTAAATCTTACCTCGTTGGCCATACTTTTTGCTTTATAATTTTGATTATTCGATTCTTTTTACTATATTTGCAGCGTGTTATTATTTAAACATCATTATGGCAGAATATAAAGTTACACCGATGAAAGACAGAACCGTCTGCGGCTGGATTGCCGTCGCAAGCTTCATTATAGGACTGGTTCTCTGCGACTGGGTTATGGGGGCAAAAGCGCCAGGCTGGGCTTCCGATTTATTGATTCTGTGTGGTATCACTATGTTTATAAGCACCATGTTGTGGGTGATTATGCTCTGCCAGGATGATAATATATAATTTCATTTTACCCCTGCCTTTTTCTTCGCCTCCCTGTATCGCTCCATAATTTCCTCGCGGCTCTGACCATTTTGCCGGCTCCGGCAAGATGTTGCCTTCTGCTCTTCACTTTCCCATGGGAACTTCATGAAGTCCTGCGCCCTCAGCTGCTTCTTCGAGTAGGGCTGCAGAGAGCACAGGCACTGCATCCGCATACGCTCCCACCTGCCACGCTCCAGGTCCGTCTCCCGTTGCCACCATGCGTCATACGCCGCATAGAACTCAGAAGGGGTGCATCGGCAGAAGTCATCCTTGCTCATACCCATACACCCCATCGCTACGCCCTGCAGATGCTCCACATCCGTGGGCTCATATTCGCAGCCATCAGCCAACGAAGCTTCGCCGGCTATTTTTTTTTATCTTCACCCGTCTGTGCCATCGCCTCGTTCCAGGCGTTCAGGTCGTCGGGAGTAATCTGGCAGCAGAACGTCTCAAAGTCCGTCTCGAAGTCCACACCGTCGGCCTTACAAGCACACTTCACGCAGCACCACATAAACATCAGAAGCTCCTCGATGTCGCCACCGCTCATCTGGCTCACGTCCTTCTGCATGTTGCGCTTATACAGCAGCATGGCGCCCATCGTCAGGCGGCAGGGTAACTCCACGCCGCCGATAGTGATATACATTTCCTTATTCATAACCAACACGTTACTTCACAGATTTTACACCACTATCCGACTGGCTTGCCACAGCCGTCGCCTGCAGACCTGTTGTCTGTTTCTCCACCTTGCCGCAGTTCTCCAGCTGGATGGAGTACTTCGAGTCGTCGCCTGCCTGGGCGTCGAGGTCCAGCGAGGTGATGATAAACTTACCCTTGTAGCCACCGGCTGTCTTGCCCGAACGGCTGCCTGCCTCGCGCACGTTGTACGTCACGTCTACAGGCTTGCCGCTTATCTGCATATCCTTCAGCTGGTCGTAAGTAGGAGCATCCGTGGTTCCGTCTGTGCACACCACGCCGTCCGCGCTGATGCTCTCCGAGTAGCTCTTCACGTACTTCTCCTTCCACTTGCCGCTCGCAGCCTCCTTGGTCACTCGCTCGCCGGTCTCCGTCTGTGTCGTTATCTTACAGCCGGTACTGAAGGCAAGCGCACCGCCACCCACCGACAGGATGAGGTCGGTTCCGTCTAATATATGTTCCATATTCTATTCTCTTTTTTTAATGATTACTGATAAATAAACTATTAGGATCAATCCGATAACCGCATACGTCCACATCGCCCAGTCGCGTTCGGGAGGCTTCTTCTCTTCCACGCTTTCCACACCGTTATAACGGCTTTCTGATGTCGTTCTATTCGTCTTGGAAACAGTGCTCCCCGAAGTGCGGCCAGCGAACTTTTCGCCCTCGAGATGCGTCTGCCCCTTCGACCGTCCACGTCCCTCAATGCGATAACCGCCGCCCTCCAGTGGTCTGATGAGCCACGCCTGCTGCCACTCCTCGTCAGCCGTCACGCTTGCCCTCGTCAGGCTCGTCGTCTGCGTCGTGTCGTGGCTTACGCTGCTGTCTTGGCTTGCGCTGCTTGCCTGTTGTTTCTGTTGCGTCTGCGTCAGCGCCGTCTTCTTGGTTCTGCAGCTCGCCGCTGACAGGACAAGAAGCACGATGAGGGCACAGCTGTATAGCCTCGATAGCCCTTGTGAGGCGGTTGAGCGCATAACGGGTGCGGGCGTTCTCGCGGTTGAGTTCCCCGATAGCCTTTGCATTGTCTTCTGCTGCATCGTTCAGTTCTTTTTGTTTAGCCAGGAGTTCCTTGCTCACGTCGCCATACATCTCCTTAAAGGTGTCGTGTATGCGCTTCGCCTGCTCGGCCTCCTTTACTTTTCGATTGGCTATCCAGGCGATGGCAGCACCTATGCCGCCGCTCGGGATAGCCCACTGCAGGATGTTCATAATCATGTCTGTCATCGCCTTTCTAACCGTTTGAATTTAATGTTAAGTATATGATGAAGATTTGAAGCCTTGTTAGCTTGCCTTATAGCCGCTGTAGATCACACCACCGGCATCCTCCTTCTTAGGCATACAGATGAAGTAGTGACGGTAAGACACTAAGTTGCGCTGATACTGAGGATCACTCTCCGCAGGGCTGTAGTACATCTTCGTCTCGCCTGTGGCCTTGAACACACGGGGCACGTAGAATGCGAACGAGCACTGGAACTCGCCAGCCTTAGGTGTGGCGCCAAGGGTGTTCTTCTCGCCTGCAGTACTGTAGGTAGGACAGGCACCGTACTCGTAGATGTCGAAGCCGTAGAGACGGCCTACGGTACCGTCGTTGCGGTTGATGTTATACTGCTCCTTGAATGCCTGATCGGTCTCGAGGAGATCGTTCACGTGGTCCGTACAGAGCACCAGACGGCGGTCAGTCACAGGCACGCCTAATGCGTCGAGCTTACGCTTCAGAGCCACAACGTCGTCAATGCAGAGCTTGATGCGCTTGGTGGCGGCGTCCACTGCGCCGGTAGTAACGAGCACAGGGGTCTTGTCCGTGTTCTTCGTAGGACAGAGCGCATGGGCTGCCTTGGCATACTTGGCATCGTTCAGGGCGTTGGCACAACTTTCCTTCACGCGGGCCATCTTGAGGTAACTGAGAGCATACAGCTCGTCGTCGGTCACTGGTACCACCTTGGTCTGGAACTTGTCAAGCGAGAAGGTCTTGTCGCCGTCCTTTAAATCCTGAATGTCCAATGGGTAGGTGGTGTTGTTGACAAGCACCTGTGGGTCGGCACCCACATCCACGAGGTGAATCACGTCGTTTTTCACGATCGAACTCTGGTCGGGCACACCGTTGAGCCATGCTGCATCCAGTTTTCCACGCAGAGCCCTGATCAGCTCACCTGTCCACACCTCTGTCAGCACACCATCATAGGCTGCATCCTCAGGCATGAAGCCAGGCACCGCGATGGCGATGAGACTGGCCACGATAGCACCGCCAATGGCGCTGCAGCCCAACAGCGTTGCGATAATTCCACCCACAATGGCATTGAAGAGCAATGCCGTCATGATCTTGATAATTGTTTTCTTTTTCATTGTTGTATATCTTTTTATTTTTTTTACCTTTAAATCAGCAAGAAGGCTCTTTTTACCTTTTTACTTTTTTACCTTTTTACCTTTAAACATTACGCAGGTTCAAAGCCGTACTCCGCCTTGTAGAGGCGCACGAATTCATCGTGGTGGTTATCATGCAGGTCCATCATCACGTTGGATGGCACAGCACTCAGCTTTTCGTACTTCGAGTAGTCTTGTGGGTCTGCCACGATATTACCCTTGTCGGTTCGATGCAGGGTTGCCGTAATCTTGCCCTGGGGCTGCATGGCCGACAGGGTGAGGTTCAACTGCTCCAGACCCAACTTCTTGCCCAGTTCCACGAAGTGATCCTTCATGCCTGCAGCAAGTCGCTTCTCGGCGATGGCGGTTTCCACCGCACGTGTGACAGCGGCCAACTCCACGGCCTGTTGCTGCGCCTGGAGTGTCTGTACCTGGTTCTCCAAGGCGGTCACCTTACTTGCCGCAAGACTGAGACTCACGAGCTTCTGATTCACTTCTTCTTCCGTTGCGGTCTCCTTAAGACCCAACTTGATCGCTAAATCTTTTAATTCCATTTCTTTGTTTTTTAATGGGGTTTTACTTACATTATCTAATAGGGGAAGAACGCCGTCGATGGCATTCTGTCCTGCTGATAGCGAGATGGTCTTGCCTTCATGAGTGAGCACGATAGCGTCATCATTGCCACCAATATCTACCACACTCACCTCGATGAGTTTTGATTTCGTCACCGTCGGCCTCTGCTGACCCTCGGCGAGCAGCTGCTTATCGTCGCTCATCTCCAAGATCTGAAAGTTCGCGCTCACCATTTTCACGCTGCCGAACTCCCATTGCTTCTTCAGCTGTCGCGACAGGTCCGTAGCCTCGTCAAAGACCAGCTCGCCAGTCACGTCCTGACCTTCCACCTTCAGATCCTTCACCAAGCCCACCACCTTGCCGCGCTCGTGCATGTAGAGCAGCACCGGGTTGCGCTGATACTGCGCCAGGTCGATACCTGATGTAAGGATTCGAGTGCCATAGCAGTTCACGCTCTCATTACTGATTCTTACTCGTTTACCTTTGCTCATATTTTTTTTACCTTTTTACTTTTTTACCTTTTTACCTTTAAAAGCAAGAAGGCTCTTTTTACTTTTTTACCTTTTTACCCTTTTACCTTTAAAAGCTTTTCGGATGCAATATTACTAACTTTTCGCATAACCTCCAAAAAAGTATGAAATGCTTGCACACTTCCGTGAAGCCGCTGCACACTATTTTTGCAGATTGCCCAAAAAGTCGCAATTTTGCAATACCAAACCCGCAGGGCATCAAGCTCCTCCGTGGTTTTCTATTCACATTATAACAATATTAGAATATGACAAAAGCAGAATTAGAACGTAAGAAGAACCTCGCCCGAACCCTCTATATGGCGGGTAAGGAACAGGCAGAGATAGCCGAGCAGATTGAGGTATCAAGGGTAACAATATCCAAGTGGGCCAACACGGAGGGATGGAAAGAGCAGCGGGCTGCCAAGAACGTGACGCGACCGGAGCTGGTCAACAAACTACTCCTCACCATCGACACCCTCATCAGTCAGGTCAACGAATCCGGCGACCCAGACAAGATATCCGGACTGGGCGACCGATTGGCCAAGCTCTCGTCCGTTATCCAGAAACTCGACAAGAAAGCCAACGTGGTGGATGCCATCGAGGTGTTTATGGCCTTCTCTAAGTGGATGCAGTTCCGCGCACAGACCGACCCGAACATCACACCCGAACTCCTCAAGACATTCAACTATTACCAGGATCTCTTCATCTCCGACAAGATGAACAATGGTTTCAGTTGTGAACTCTAAGGTATAATAATAATAATTAGAAGCAAAGAAGGATGGCTACACTATCAGAGAAAAAACAGGCCATCGAGGTGTGGCGCGAACACTGCAAGCAGATAGCAGCGCTTACCGACACCTCGCTCATGGCGCCCGAAAGCAAGACAGAGCGGAAGAAACGCATTGCTTCCCTGCAGAGGGACTATGCTGCCTTCTGCGAATATTATTTTCCCCATTTCCTGCAGCTCAAGGATAAGACCACCGGCAAGGTACTGCGCACCATCCACAATGCGCCGTTCCACAACCTGGCAGCACGCAAGGTGAAGTCTACGCCCAACCTGAAGGCGGTGTTCATGTGGCCTCGTGGTCACGCCAAGAGTACCCATTTGGACGTTTTCCTGCCCCTGTGGCTCATGTTCCAGCCTCTCAGGCTCATCAACTTCATGGTCATCGTGGGCAAGAGCGAGGATGCTGCCTGCCGACTGTTGGGCGATATACAGGCAGAACTGGAATACAACGACCGACTCAAAGCGGATTTCGGAGAACAGAAACCTAACGGCGGCGACTGGACCGATGGCGAGTTCAAGGCACAGTGCGGCGTCAAGTTCCTTGCCTGTGGCCGCGGTCAGAGTCCTCGTGGTCTGCGCGACCGTGAGGCACGTCCCGACTATATCGTCATCGACGACCTCGATGATGACGAACTCTGCAAGAACGAGAAGCGTGTCCGCGAACTTACATCATGGGTCAAGTCGGCCCTCTTCGGTTCCTTGGACGTGGGCCGTGGCCGCTTCATCATGGTGGGCAACCTCATCTCAAAGAACTCCGTGCTCTTCAACATCGCCCACACCAAGGGCGTGTTCCTCTCCAAGGTCTATGCCGTGGACAAGAACGGAGACCCTACATGGCAGGAGAAATGGACACGCGAGGAGGTGGATGCCTACCGTGAATTCGTGGGCTACCGCGACTGGAACAAGGAGATGATGCATAACCCTATCAAGGACGGTACCATCTTCCGCCACGAATGGATCAAGTACAAGCGTATGCCGAAGCTCTCGAAGTACGATGCCTTAGTCTGCTATACCGACCCGTCGTGGAAGTCCACCACCGAGAACGACTACAAGGCGTGCCGACTCTGGGGAAGCATCGGCAAGGAACTGCACCTCATCGACTGCTTCGTGCGTCAGGACACCACAGGCGCCATGGTGAGATGGCTCTACAATCTCTACGAGCGAAGCTTAGAAGAGGGAGCAAGCATCCAGTTCTACATGGAGGCAAACCTGATGCAGGATACTGCCCTCGATGAGTTTGCCGCCGAGGGCGACCTGCGCGGCTACCAGCTGCCCATCACGGCCGACAACCGCAAAAAGCCCGACAAGCTGCAGCGCATCGAGTCCATAGCTCCACTCTGGGAGCGTGGCGTGGTGTTCTACAACGAGGCACTCCGAGACTCCGAGGATATGCAGGTGGGCATCGACCAGACACTCTCGCTCGAACATGGCAGCCGTGCGCATGACGATGCGCCCGATGCCGACGAGGGCGCCATCTATATCCTCCAGAAGCAGGGCAGAGTGGCTGCCTTCGTTCCGAGAATAGTCAAGAGAATGCGCCCAAAGAATTCATGGTAACAAAAACATTTCTAATTTCTCATTAAATTATGAGTTTCATCACACAGGAAGACTTCAAGGTCGTGAGCAGCGAAGCTTCGCTCAAGGCCATCACGGGTGCCGACCCCGACAATATCAGCAACGCCATTGCGGAGGCACAGGAGGAAGTGGCAGGCTATCTGCGACCCAAGTACGACACCGACCGAATCTTTGCCACCCAAGGCAATGAGCGAAACCGCCAGCTCGTCATGTACACCGCCGACATCGCGCTCTACAATATGACTGCATCGCTCCCAAACCGTATGGGCTACGAGACCCGCAAGGAGCGCTACGAGAGGGCCGTCAAGTGGCTCGAGGGCGTACAGGCGGGCAAGATAGTACCCGACCTGCCCGTCGCCACTGACGAGTCGGGCAATGACATCTCGCAGGGAGGTGTCCTGGCATACGGCAACGGGCCCGACCGCCACAGCTGGTAAAGTATTAGTCGGAATAATAATCGGTAAGAAGGCTCTTTTTACCTTTTTACTTTTTTACTTTTAAATTAAACATTAAACGAAAATGGCAAGATTGAACATAAATAGAGCCAAAGACCGCATAGAGGATGCCTGGAGAGCATTCCTCGGCCGACCGCAGCTCTGGAGAACTAAATATGGTGACATAGAACTGATAGGCAAGAACAACCGCCGACAGGTGGAAAGCATCATCGCCAAACTGCAGCGTACCACCGAAGCGCTCACCAAGGGCGACATACAGAAGTGGCGACGTGCGTGGCAACTCGCCATCAGCGTGGAAAGCCCCAACCGGCAGGCGCTCTACGACATCTATCGCGATACTGAGATAGATGCCCACCTTTCTGGCTGTATCGACCAGCGAAAGGGCTTCGTCATGTCTCGCTCTTTCAAGTTGGAGGACAAGAACGGCACACCCAACGACGACCTCAACCACTTCCTTGAGCAGGAATGGTTCGTGGAGTTCTGCCGCCTCGTGCTTACTACTCCCTACTGGGGGCACTCGCTCATCGAACTCGGAGACCTCGGTACCGATGGAGACGGATGCCTCGCTTATAACAGTGTGTCGTTGGTGGATCGTAAGTACGTCATACCCGAGCACCACCGTGTCATCACCGACCTCGGACAGGACTGGACTACGGGCATCGACTACCACGAGCCGGAATGGTTCGGCAACCTCATCGAGGTGGGCAGACCCGACGACCTCGGCCTCTACCTCAAAGCTTCGCTCCACTGCATACCTAAGAAGAACGTACTGGCGGCATGGGACGTCTTCAGCGAGATCTTCGGCATGCCGCTGCGCGTTGCCACCACCAACTCGAGAGACCAGAAGGAGGTGGACCGCATCGACGACATGATGGCGCGCATGGGTCAGGCCGGCTATGCCGTACTGCCTACGGGCACAGAAATCCAAATCGTAGAAAGCGCCAAGAGCGACGCATTCAACGTTTACGACAAGCGTGTGGATCGTGCCAACTCCGAAATCTCCAAACTTATCATCGGCCAGACCATGACCATCGAGGACGGTAGCAGCCTCTCGCAGAGCCAGACCCACCTGAAGGTGTTTGAAAACTTAGTGGAGAGCGATGCCAAGTTGCTCGCCAATACCATCAATAACCAGCTGATTCCTCGCATGATCAGCCACGGTTTTCCTCTGCAGGGTTATCACTTCGCATGGGATGACAGCCCAAGCTACACCCCGGAGCAGCAGATGGAATACGAGAAGATGATATCCGACCGATACGAGGTGGACGGCAAGTACTTCGCCGACAAATACAATATGCCCGTAGGTGAACGCATCCAGCAGCCTTCACTCTTCGGCAGTGAACCTGCAGACACGAAGAAAGACACAAAGGAAGACCCGAAGGACAACAAAAAGGACCTGAAGAATTTTTTCGACTGAGCCCCGAAGCTTACGAGGGGCTACACTCGAGATACAAGGAGATACTGAAAGGCATGGACGTGCCGCCATTCATATCTTTGGCCAAAGAGGGGGATATTGAAGAAACAGCAAAGAAATGGGCAAGCGCTATCAGTAATAAGTATGCAAGAGAAGATGCCGAAGAGGCTGCACGAATTGTGTTAAGAAGTGGGATTGTAACAGAACTACCCGATTTGCGTGAGGCAGATTTAGGAGGAAAAAAACGTTTTTTTGGTCTAACTCGTGCGGATTTCCACGCTGCTATATGCGAAGGAGACGCCAGTTCTA